GGACATTGACTCAACAACCAGGTGGATTTATAAGATTTACTTGGTCTGGCGGAGCAAATCCTAACTTAGGCAAGCTCACTGTAGGAAATTACGCCAATATATTCGGTGGTGGCTTTCTTTCAAGTTCAAATATTGGAAGTTATACAATAACATCTTTTCAAGGTGGACTACAAGATGCCTCTTATTTTGAAGTTTTAAACCCATTAGGAACTCCTGGAATTGTAGTTCAGGGAACAGATACTGCTATCCTATTTTATAATCCAGTAAAACTTAAGGTTAGTTCACAAAAACCATTTGCTGCACAATATCAAGTTAGTCCTAGGGTAGTTCAAGTATTTATTCCTGCAGTTACAAAAGTCGTAAGAAGACTAAGACAGGGTTCTGCACATTTACATGATACCAGTACGGCTATAGGATTATTGCCAGGTCAACCAGGTCCATATATTTATAACTTAGCACAACCTTTTACTATTTCGCAAACACAAACTACACTAGCCCAAAATTTAGATGGCAGAATGTCTAGATTGATTACGGTCGCTGATGCTACTCAATTTCCTGATAGTCAAGGTTACATTATACTAGGATATGGAACCGCTGAACAAGAAGGACCCATTCCGTATATTTCACGCCCTTCTAGCAACACATTATTGATTAGTCCAGCATATTCTATTAAGAATTCTTTTCTATCTGGAGAAGATGTAGCATTAGTTGAATCCAAGTCTTCCGTAGTTTTAGATCCTAGTGGGAATGATTTTGAATTTTTCATTACAGGTGAAGCTCAAGGACGTATTTATACTCAAGATTTAATTAATCAAATTTCTGCCACTGGACTTACTGTAGTTTTTACAGTAATTTATCCTGGAGATATTGGTCTTGGAAAATGGGGAACGCCTTTTTCGGAAATCACCACAGTTTACGGACAATAAAGGATTATATGTCACAATATTCAATTTCAGGATCTCAGGTTTTAATTTATCTAAATGAAAAGAAATTCGTTACCAGTCAATCATTGAACTTTTCTGTAGAATATGGAGAAACTCCAATTTTTGGCATTGATTCTCCATGGGCACAAGAAATTGCCACTACAAAAGTCAATGTTACTGGATCAATTCAAGGTTTGAGATTAAGGAATTCTGGTGGAATTCAAGCTATTACTGCTAGATCCTTGATAGTTGATATTATATCGTCACCCTATATATCAATACGCATCACTGATCGTATAACAAAAGAGGATATAGTATTTATTCCTAGATGTAAAGTTGGGAACGAAACTCATACAGTAGTAAACAAAGGCGTGTATAAAATAAACCTATCTTTTATAGGCCTTATTCCATTATTTGCTTTGGATCGCACCAGTTAATTTCTTTTTACTTTCTAATGTAATCCAGGATTCTATTTCACTAATAGAAACTGGCCTATACGAATTGGCTGCAACCCCAACATCAAATTGCCTATCAGTTCTAGTAGGTTTACTATTTGCTGGGCCAGAATGGATATGACCATGAAGATGATAATCTACAGTTAGGTCTTGACTTGTAAACATTTGATTTTTGTGCTCTCCATGCCAAAATTCTCCATCCTTAGCACCTTTCATTCCAGTTATATCTTCTCTAAAAATTCCTGGAAGTGGACAATGACTCATGGATATTCTGTATTTTCCAATATAGAAAGTACCAGTATTAAGCACTAGATCAAAACCTTGTGAATACATACTGTATGTATTTCTATCATGATTGCCAGAAATGAGTACTTTCGTTCCATTTAGCTGATTGATTATTTTTGACAATTCATCTGTTTTACAGAATCCCATATCACCTAAAAAATAACAAACCCCATTCTCTGGAATTGCTGAATTATAATTATTGATTAAAACTCTATGCATATGATGCAGATCTTTGAATGGCCTTTTATCAAAGATTAGAACATTTGCATGTCCAACATGCCAATCAGATGTAAAAAATATGGGTTTACGTTTAATTTCCATTTGTGGTCACTCCTGACGTATCGCCTTCAGCTACATTTTCTAAAATTAAATTACATGATAACGCTACAAAAAGATCTGGATCTGAAACAAATTTCCTAACTTTTTCCACATATTTCTTGTTTTTGGGGCATCCTGGAATCTTTTTACTTTCAAAATAACTACCTGCATTATAGGCAGACAGAGCCTTTAGTGGATCATGATATCTATCAAATTGATACTTTAGAAAAAGAGCTGCATATTTAGCATTTACGCTTGGCTTTTGTAAAGAATATCGATCACCTTTAAAACCAAACATCAAAGCCGTATCCATTTTGACTTGGCACACTCCAATAGAAGGAGTTCCTTTATCATTTTCATTATTTATATCTTTCAAATGCGATTCATGAGAACAAATAGCCAAAAGCAACCCAGCACTAACTCCTACTTTTTTAGCAGCAAGGGTTATGATTGATACATAGTCCATAATGCCTCCATTACTAAATATAACCTAATAATAACAATAAATCAAGTAAAATCTCGCAATATTGAATATAAGAGGTATAAAATGACTTATCAACTTTCTTCAATAAATACAGTACTCTTGCCACAATTTCAGCCTTATACTGATCAATATGGCCTTATAACTGACAATAATTTAGGCAATTCTACAGGAAATGGCAATTTATACACGGCCTATTATGTATTTGGTCTATTTTATAATAATATTTTAGATAAAGAAAAACAAAGACTTAATCAAGTATATTTAAATAACTTTATAAAATCAGGACTTTATACAAGAAGTCCATCTTTTCCAGGAGATAGGGAATCTCAGGACGATGCTTTCGGTATAATGTTTGCCGATGCTCTTTTGAATCCTGAAACTAGAGATTTTACTAAAGCCATATATAATTATGGAGAAACCAACGATTGTGATGGAATAGATCCATTGGATAAATCAACTACTACTAATAAGATAGCTTACTATTCGCTAAAAGTGCTTGGTTTAGGCAAAATAAGACAAGTATGGAATAATATAACTCCAAATACATTCTCAGTCAGTTCATGGCTTGGCCGTTTTTTAAACCTTAAAGCTACTATGCAAATGGCATCAAAAGAGCCAGTAAACGTGTTTGCTTGGGCCTATTGGGCATTATGGATATTTAGCTCTTATTTAAGCAATAATAATGGCGCTTATTGTCTAAAATGGTGTAGTGCAATGGCAGTAGAAGGATATGGACCAATAACGAATTTTATATGTAAAATAATGTACAATAAGATTAATAAAGAATATGGTAGTATTTCAGGATTAATGGAGTCATATTTTGCCAATTCAAATAACCCATTGATTGGATTTGTTGATGGCATAAAATTTTTCTAATTTTTACATTTTATAATTTTAAATTTTTATATATTGTTTTTATACGATTTAGGAAATCATGATAAGATGATTTTCCTTTCATCCAATTACATTCTGCACAACAAGGAACTACATTATCTAGGATATAGCCTTTAGTGCTATCTACTCGATCTAATCCATTATAAATTAGGCTTCCATTATTAGTTTTATAAGAGTGGTCATTTGGAGGATTATTGCAATAATGACAGTTCATTTTAATTAAATTTCTAAAATCTTCTTTTGTTATTGAAAAATCAATTTTTATTTTTTTTGCTCTATTTTTATATTGATAAAGAATTCCATTAAAGGAAGCCTCAAAAGGAGGTAAAATATTTAAATTTTTTACCTTCTCGTCTCTATAACATCCACAACTGATAATTCTTTTTAAATCAGATCCTTTGATTAAAGTTTCTTTTCCACAATCACATTTACATCTATACAAATAAGTTCCACAACTTTGTGTTGTGCTTTGTTCTAGTACAAATAATTTATTAAATTTTTTATTCAAATATCTATCAGATTTCCTATTTCTTCTTGCACAACTATTACATAAAAGAATTTCTTTTTCTCTATATCTACCATCTGTTCGTAAGATAGCTTCGTTATTGGGATTTTTGCATTTTTTGCACAGATTCATTTCTTATAATTCCTTGTACAGTTTCTTTGTCGTATTTCTTACTAGTAGTCCTATTATCACATTCATTGCATGATCTATAATAATATTTTACGTTAACTTTATTAAAGATAACTAATTCTAGAACACCATTACAATTGTGCTTATGACATTTCCAAGTTTCCATAAGTTTTTTCATTAGATCTTCACCCTCTTCGGCACGATCTTCTTGATAATGATCAGATACGATTTTACGAATACTCTCATATCGATCAAAATCGACCCTATCTAATACTTTTCTAAGTTGCGTTAATTGCCGTTTGAGTTTCTCATTTTCCCTTAAAAGTTTCTGTTCTCTAGTATTACCATTTGGATCAGTACGACTTTTACCCATTAGGACCCCTTTAAAGTATTATATCACGTATTAAAGATTCTTTGTCAATAAAAATAAGAAAAATATGTTATATATTAATAACTTGCACATTATTTTTCATAAACTTTAATAATAGCAATCTTTATAAAGACCATTATAAAAGGGATCAAAAAATGTCGGTATTACGCAGATTTAACGCTTTGTCTCAAGAGAGGGTGGATGTCTCTGACATTCTTTCTATAGAAAGCGCCGTTAGTAATGATTTTGATCAATTAATTCAATCACTTACTATTGTTCCCGGTAATGCATATGTAGTTCGTGGATTTAACATTTCAATGGCCAATTCCATTGGAAATGCCGCCTCTTCTCTAAATCTTATAGTAGATCCAGGAGCCCTATTAGCCGCCAATGCTTCCCAAAGCGGCACTTTTTTCCTAGTTGAGGCTGGAACCTCACCTCAACAGCTTAATTTTGCCACTAATACCAGAGTAAATGGCGCTTTTAGTCCAAGTTCTACCAATTATGTTGGAATAGACTATGAAAGGATGGCAGATGATTCTACGTCTGCTCCATCTTATTTTTGGGACCCCGCTTCTTCTTCTGAATTGATCAAAAACGTTCCCAAAGCTATCACGATGGACTTTACCATCAATATTAGCTCTTCCATTCCTCCAACTAACATTCTTCCAATTGCTATTGTAGTCACTGATTCGGGCAACAATGTATTGTCCATTGAAGACTGTCGCCCTATGATGTTCAGTCTAGGTCAAGGTGGATTTACGCCCAATCCAGGGTACACTTATCCTTGGCCTGAAGGACAGGTTGCTGGTCCAACAGTATCTACTTCTAGTGCAATAGATCCATTTAGCGGCGGTGACAAATCTATAGGTAGTCAGAAAGACTTTGATGACGCAGTAGCCACCCAAATTCTAGGCATTATTGGTGGACCATTTTGGTTTAGTCCAAATACTTCTGGATCTCTAAGTAGCCTAAGACAAGATTTAGGCAACACTTTAATAACTGGCAAAGGTTTTATAGCCCATAGTGCTACTACTCCAGGACAGATTAATTGGGATCAGAACATTTTCATTAAAGTTATAGGATCTTCCTTATCTTATGAACTAACTGCCAACCCTTCTTCTACAGACATTACTCTTACTGAAGATGAAGTAGCATATATCACATTAGTTCGTGGTGTATTGATTTCTCCAAATTTGATTTTTACTAATGGTAGTCCAATTGTAACTTCAGTTGGAGCAGTTGCTTGGACTACTTCTCTACAATCTGGCGATTTTATTAAACTTGGTACAGATGATGATTCTGGTTATTATGAAATTTTAACTGTCAATTCTCTTACTCAAGTTACATTAGTTTCTAATTTTACTGGTAGTTCTACTGGAGCATCTGGTACTCAAGCTAAATATGCTTTTGGATCTTATTCGGCTTCTCCTACCCCTTCCACAAACCGTAATATCTACATTGCCGATAGGGCTTCAGTTCCATTGGGACAAGATGTTTTCTGGCTTTTCTTACGTACTGATAATGGCGGTACAATTCCTAGAGTTTATATTAGATTTCTTTCTTCTGAATTAAGCCAAGGTGAGTCTGAAGATATTTCAGATCCAATTTCATTGGAAATGCTAGCTTATATTGGATCTCCAAATGAAGCTGCGTCTAAACCACAATATACATTGGCTTTAAATAGTGCTGCACTTCCTGAAATTAATACAATTCAAGTTGGTGCAGAATCTACTATTGCTCAAAATGCTTATTTTACAATGTTCTCATCTGGTAATGTTAGAGAATATTACGTTTGGTTTAATGAAAATGGATTAGGAACAGATCCTACTCCTGCTGGAATTCCAAATTCTGTAGAAGTCGCAATTACTACTGGTCAGACTGCCGCACAAGTAGCTACGGCATTAATGACACAGTTAAATCTTACACCTAAAGAAGATTTTTCTGCAATTATTGTTTCTGGTCACACAGATACAGTTCAAGTTACTAATTCTTCTGCTGGTGCCGCGATTGCTCCTGCAAATGCAAGCACAACATTTACTATTACGCAAACTCAAGCAGGTGTTGGTGCTGGAACAACTATAATTCAAGATGGCGATAACCTCACACTTGCTATTGCTAAATTAGATCAAGAAATTGGCACTTTAGAATCAATGTTAGATGATCCATCTTACGATGAAACCATTGACGTAGTAGCATCTGGGGCTGTACCTCCATCTTCTTTAAATGGCCCAGTTGCAGCAATGACGAC